TCAATCCGGAACAGTCCATTGCCCCCCCGCCTCGCCCAATCCGATCACATCACCGGCCCCTAAGGCCAGCTGGGAAGGCGGCAAGGTCAGGCGCACCATGTCGATGGAGACGCGCGCCTCTGACAGCCACCGCTCGGCCACAGCCCGCCCCTCGGCCCGCGTCATCGCCAGCGGCACTTCGGAGGTCGAGACGCTATGTGTCGCATCGTCGGGCAGGACTGCCTCTTCTGCGATCACCTCGAAGTCGCCATCTGCCTCGATGAAGCGAAGGCGAACGCGCCCGGCAATCTCGGCAGCACCGCCGCGCGTTTCCTCCAGCCGCGTTCCGCTTTCCGAGTCGCGGACCAGATGGTCCATACCGATACACGCATCCGCCAGCCCATCGCGCATCCGAAACATCAGCACGCCGTCCCGCTCGATTGCATCAAATCCATAGCGCAGCATCAGGGGCTGAAGCATGGACCGTGCCTCACCCACCTGCTCCACCGAATAGCCACTGACATAGCCAAACAGCTGCGACGTATCGATATGCCGCAGGCCGGCGCGGGCCGTTATCTCCTGCACCACAGACGCCAGCGAACGCGCAGACGTGCGCCCGGTAATCCAGTGCCCGCGCGCATGGTTCGCGCCATCGTCCCACAGCGCGCGATTGTTCGGAAAAAATGGAAACGGCCGGGCATCCCATGCCCACACATACGCCCGCTCCATATCTATCATAGGCGCGCCATATGTGTCGGATACGGGATTATGCGCCGGATCAGTCCAGTAGTCCCGCAACGCGCGTAGATACTGGCGCTGAATCAGATCGTCGCGTCGCCCGTCCGAAAACCGTGGCAGCGCCGACTCGGAGGATTTCGGATCGACGAACTTATTGGGCTGGTTCGTCCCCTTGTCGACTGCCGCGCAGCCAATTTCGGTGAAGCGGATAGGCTTCGATCCCGGCACCCAAGCGCTAGGCTGCGCGGCACGCACCCCGTCCACCCGGTCATGATGTGTATTGTCCCACCAGCCACGAATATCTTTGTATCGCCAAACCCAAGGCTCGCCATACGCCTCATCCGTGATGTGTGTGCGGATCTGGGCCTCAGATGCCTCCGGGGAGTGATAGAACCAGTCATAGCCCTCACCGCCCTCTACATTGGCCTTGAGATACTCCAGATCATAGATTGAGCCCCAGTGGGCATCCGCATGATCCTGCCCATCGCGCCAGTCTGACAACGGCATGTAATTGTCGATCCCGATGAAATCGATATTCGCGTCAGCCCACAGCGGGTCGCGGTGAAAGTAACGGTCGCCGGTGCCATCCTGCGGCTGATATCCAAAATACTCCGACCAGTCTGCCGCATAACCAATCTGGACGTCTGGTCCCAACAGTGCGCGCACCTCCGCCGCCAAATCGACAAGCGCGGCGACTGCAGGAAAGCCGCTTGCGCCGCGAATTTGCGTCAAGCCGCGCATTTCCGACCCTATGCAGAAACTCTCAACACCGCCCGCAACGACACAAAGAGCCGCGTTATGCAAAATAAACCGCCGATAGCTCCACTCATTCGGGCCATCATAAATCACGGGGCTGCGTGCTTCGGGCGTGGCCTGCTTCAGCAGGTCAAAATATTCGTTCCGCCGCAGACCACTGATCGGTGCCTCGGCCTCTGGCTTGCTGGCTTCGATGCTAAAATCAGCAGCGCTTGCCGTGCCAAAGAATGCGGCAACATCAGCATCGGCCTCGCCTGATTGGTCTGCATTGCCATCGCGCCCCGGAGCCTCGTCCAGCGTGATGCGCCCGCGCCACGGCAGCGGCGGCTGGCTCTCGGCATCGCTGTAGGGGTCCGGTAACGTGTTGCCTGTCATCTGATCCATAAGGATGAACGGGTAGAACAGCACGTCCTGCCCTGCGTCCTTTAGCGCCGCAATTGCCTCAATCACTGACGTATCGGTCGGTGTGCCCCCATAGATCGGGTTTCCATTTTCCGTCTGTGGCACCGGCAACGCGCTTTGCCGCGTCAACCCCGCCACCGTCCACGGCATGTTGCGTGCATCATACTGCTGTTGCTCGACCTTGGGCCTCAAGCTGCAACTGCCACAGCGCAGGTCGTCGCCGAACCAGCTGACCACTAGCGACGTGCTGCGGCATCCCGGCAACTCGCCTGATAGCGCATCCAGCGAGGTGGCAAAATCCGTCTTGCCCGATGGTGTGTTCACATTCGCCAACGCCGATGCGCCGACCCCGTAGTCCATCGTTACAGGCGTGGTTGCTAATACATACTCGCCGCTACCCGGTAGCAGTGCGACCGCGCGCACGCTGCGTGTTGGATCCAACTCACTGCCCGGTTCACTGCTCTGCGAGGGTCGCGTCACTTCGAATGTGAACTGGGGCACCCGGTTGCCGTAAGGCCCCAGATCCAGATCCTCTATCACGACATAGGCGGTTCCTCGATAGGCTGGTACAGTGCCCGTTCCCTCGACCGCCTCGATACGCGGGTCGGGCAGCTGGTCTAGTGTGCCGCCATAGACGCGCATCACTAGATCCTCGCGCGCGATCTCGGTGCCGTCGGCCCAAATGCGGCCGACATGGCTAATCTCACCTTCGCACAGCGCTAGCGCTACACTGACCGAATAGCTGAACTGCCGCACCTTTGGCCCGCTCGGCGCGCCCTTTCCGCCACCTCCTGAGATAGACGTTTCCTCACGAAATTCAGTGGCCCAAATGATCTGGCCCGCCACCCGCATCCGGCCATAGATCTGCGCGATGGCATCGCCCTCACCTGATCCCGTCAGACGCAGTCGGCCGGCGCGTCCACTCTCGACCACGTCCGAGCCTTGGCCCATCAAGCGCTGATCGATGGAGCGTCCGATGATGCCCCCGGCAAAGCGCCCGGCAGCCGCCATCGACAGGCCCAGCGCAGTGCCGCCCACCGATCCGCCAATGGCTGCACCCGCAGCAGAAAGTAGAATAGTCGCCATCAGATCAGCTCCTCAGGAAAGGTGAAACGCGCCACTATCCGGCGCCGCCACGGCAGGCTCAGCGGGCTCTCGACCACCGCATGACCCGAATAGGCATGAATGAAGGACGCATCACTCCTGGCGCGCCCGGCAATGCCCAGATGCTTGGCCACCGCGCCATCTCGCATCCGAAACAGCAGCACGTCGCCAGGGGCCTCATCAGCCAGATCCTTGGGTACCAGATGCCGCGCCGCGGCTTGCCACAGCGCCTCGATGCGTGCGGGCTCTGACCAGTCAACCGAATAGGCGGGCGGTACTTCTGGCTCGCGCCCCAGCACCTCGCGCCAAACACCGCGCAAGAGGCCCAGACAGTCAGTCCCGCCTCCCTTGCACGATGCCTGATGCAGATAGGGTGTCCCGATCCAGCCGCGCGCGGCGTTCGTGATACGCTCGTGATACAAAAGGGTCATCGCCTGCTGCCCCCATCCAGACTGCTTGACCGGGATGGATCTGAAATCGACCAGTCATCGCCCGGCACGTCAGGAAACCCCTGAAAGTTATAGAAGTTCTGAAACTTGAGCCGACACGTCACCGCGCGCTTGTCACATCCCGCAACTAGCCGCAGCAGATCACCCACGCGCACATCCGCCCGCAGCGGATGCCATAGCTCAATAACGCGCATTTCGCCGTCCAGATGATCGCGCTTCACCAGCCCACTCAAGCCGCCCGCCGCGCCGCTCTTCACGACCAGGCGACCATGCTTAAACCAGCCATCTTCGAAGCCACCGAATGCGGCAAATCGAAAAGCGCGCCTTTCGATGATCTCTGCTGCCGTCAAGTCTTTGGAGTAGCCCAGCGTACCCACGTCAAAGCGGCAGCTGGCGTCGCCCAGCACCGCCGAACATGGCTTTTGATACACCCGCCCCAGCGGCCTGTTCAGCGCTTCGGTCAACCCGCGCAGTTCCGCCTCGAACACTCCGCCTGACCGGCGCAACTCGCCGATTGTTCCGCGAAACTGCAGATGCCGCTGTGCCACGTCCTGCCAATTGACCAGCCATGCGCGGATCTCGGCCCCGTCATAGCGGCCCGCCTCGATATCCTCCTCGCGGATCGACCCATCGCTTAGCGCGCCCAGCGCTTCGGTATTGTCCACAGACAGGCCAGTTGTCTGCTGGATCGCCAGCGCGCTTAGCCCAGCATCGGCGCGAAACGCGATCCCGTCGAAACTCAGCGGACCGTCATGGTCGGTAAAGCCCATGATTGTGCCGTCTGTCCGCTTCAGTGCCCAGGCACGGCATGTCGTGGTCACACCCGTCTGTAAATGCGCGTGCAGTACCGCATTCAGCCCACTCATACGCGTATCTCCACCACTGGCACGTCCGGCACCTCGCCCGCCTGAAAACTGGCGATGCTGACCATGATCCGGTTTGTGTCGAACCGTACCGGCACGTCAAACTCATAGCCCGCCGTGATGCGGTTGCCCCCGTTGGGTGGATGCTTGAACGTCACCGCGCCGGTCGCGCTATTCACATCGTAATGGACACCCTCCTGCTGCTCGTCCCCGCCCAGCCCAATGCGCACCGATCCGCGCACAGGCTTGGTGATGGGCCGTGCATAGGTATGCTCGCCCGACCTATATGTCTTGATCAGTTGAAAGGTCGGCGTCAGGTCGTCGCCGAACGCAATCAGCTGGTCGTCATAGCTGGGTGCCAGCAGCGCACCGCTTGATTTGTAGTCAGACCAGTCCTTCCAGCGAAAGCCGTGGATCTGCCCGCGCCGTGCCTCAAAAAACGCGATCAGCGCCTCGATGTCATCGAGGCCTCGCATGGCAACGCCCGCATCATACCGCCGCCGCGAATGTTGCCACGGCGTATTACGCTCTTCAAACCCGTTGGCCAGCGCCACAACATCCGTCTGCCGCTCTGGCCCGCCAAGTGAGCCAAAGCTCAGGTTTGCCGGAAATCTCACTTCGTGAAAGACCATGATACTTCTCCCTTACCGATTGCGCTGGCCGCGCCCCAAGGCACGGCTCATCTGCGCGGCGATCTGGCCCTGGCTGCGGCGAAAGCCCTCGGCGTCCGGCGTCGAGATGTTCATCACCACGCTCACGTTTCCGCCACCGCCACCGCTGCGCACACCCAGCTTGCCGTCCGCGCCGCGCGCCAGTGGCATGATCGCCTCCGGCCCTGCCTCACCCATCAAGCCAGTGCCGCCCCGCATGGGGAAGGTCACTGGCCCACTCACGATGCCGCCACTGGCAAACGGCTGTACGCGCCCTTGGGCAAAGCTTGCCCCATTGGCAAACGGCATCAACCCGCCAACCAGACTGCCAACACTGTTGGCCAGCAGGCCGCTTACATGATCTGTCACTGGCTTTACGGCGCCGTTGAACGCCGTGTTGATCAATGAATCCGCCAACGTGCGCAGCGACGACGACAGACTATCGCCATCCACCACCGCGCCTTTGATCGCGCGGCGTAATCCGCGGCTCATCCCCCGGTCCAGCGTTGCCACGTCGTAGCCGGTCTTCTCGAATGTGCCGCGTACCCTGTCCAGTTCGGCGTTGAACGCCGCCGCCATATCCGTGGCTGCCCCAAGCGAGCCGTCCAGCGCCTCAATCTGCGCATCCAGCGCGGTCATGTTTTCCTGCTCACTCATCATTAACTCCTCAGGTATCGGGATACGCCTGCATCAGCGCATCCAATCGGTCCCGCACCAACGGCGCACTGCCCTGCGCTTCGCCCAGCATCAGCCGCAACTCGGCAGGCGTCAGCGCCCAGAATTCGGTAGGCTTCAACCCCAAACCGCGCAGGCCCGCCTGCATCAGCCCTGGCCAGTCGAACCCGTTCATTGCGCCTCGGGCAGCATGAAAGCGCGCGCCAGCAACTCCGCTGCCGCGCGCGCCGCCGCCAGCGGCCCGCCTTCTATTTCGGCTGCGATCAGGTCAGCTGCGGTGCCTTGCCAGCCGCCGCCCCGCAGCCCAGCAACAATCAACGCCAGCACGTCGCGGGTCGAAAACCCGCCCGCTTCGAACCGCTCGACCAGATCGACCAGTGATCCCACCGCCAGCCCTGCCTCCAGTTCGGCCAAAGCGCCCAAAGTCAACTTTAGCACGCACCGCTCGCCATCGATGACCACCGCCACTTCACCTGCCCAAGGGTTTGCCATCTCAGATTGCCGTAAAGATCATGCGACCCGCGCTTGCCATCGACAGCTCATAGGTCGCCTCGCCGTCATGCGTGCCGGCATATTCTATCGACGTGACCTGAAACGGCCCATCGATGATCCCAAAATCGGGGATCACCACCTGAAAATCTGGCGTTTCCCCGTCAAAGAAGATTTGCCGCGTCCGCTCGTCTGAATCCGCATCACGAAAAATGCCTGATCCGCTGATAACCGCTGATTTAACGCCGGCACCTGCCAGCAATTCACGCCAGCCGCCGGCACTCTCCAGGCTGGTGACATCCACGCTTTCAGCGTTAAAGCTGATGCGTGTCGCACGTAGGCCCGCCACGGTCTCGAAATTGCCGTCACCCGTCAGATCGACCTTGATCAGAAGGTCTTTGCCATTTTGAACTGCCATGTGTTTCGTCTCCGATTGAAGGGGTTAAACCGTGTCGTCGACCCGCGCGCGAAATGTCAGGTCGATCCGGCGCAGTTGTTCGCTGCGCCTCGCTCGCGCCCGGTAGAAATTCAGCGCCGCTAGATGGCCGCGATCCAGGGGCAACTCCGCATCCGTCAGCGCGTCGCTGACCGCCGCTGCCACCTGTTTGGCCGCCGCAAACCCAGCAGCGTCGCTGATCACTGACACGGTGAAGCGGTGCCAGGCCCCGCCTGCTGTGCCATCCGACCGGTCGTGCACATCCTCTGGCCCCAGCGTTACGTAAAGAGGCGGTAAGGCACCCGCCGGAGGCGCGTCATAGATCGCCCCGCCAACCAGCGCTGACAGTTCCGCATTCCCGATGAGTTGCCCGTAGACTGCGGTCTGCAGCGCCGCTGATCCGCCATAGCTCATACCGCCACCTCCTCTTGCGCATAGCAGGTCAGGTAGCGGCCCATTGGGTCGCGATCTGTCACAGCCTCGATCCTGAATATGCGGCTGCCATCGCGCAGCCGCTGTTCGGGCTTTGGGCGCGAGGGCGCACCATAGGGCGCTGCTCTGACCGTGATTTTATAGGCTGTGCTAGACAGCTGCGCCGTCCCGTCTGTCACCTCGCGCCCCGCTCGCGCGATGATCTCCGCCCATAGCGTGCCCACCTGTTGCCATGTCTCGCCGTAGCCGCCTGCGCCGTCAGGCGTGCGATCCGGCGTCTCCAGCACCAGTTGTCGGTTGAGGGTCACACGCTTCATATCGCAGCCCCTCCGCCCAGCAGGCGCACCGTGCGATAGCGCTCGATTAGGCTGGTCACACCAAACGGCATGCAGCCTCCGCCCAGCGCCGTATCGGCACGGTACTCATAGTAATGGGCCGCCAGCAGCAGCACCGCCTGGCCCAGATCTGCAGGCAGATCACCCCACGCGGCCCCAAACCCTGCGCGAAACCGCACGATCACCGCACCGGCCGACGGTATGGCTGGTAGCATGCTCGCCACCGGTACCAAACGGGGGCGGTGGGTGTCCTTCTCCAGTCGGTAATGCGCCGGGCTTGCCACTTCCTCGCTGCCGGACGTATGTCGCAGAATGACATCCTCGATGGCCAACACCGGCGCCACTGGCAGAGCCTGACCGCATTCCGTGCGCCACGCCATCAGCTCCCAGGAAAATATCCTCTCAATCAGCACCTTGCCGGTCCGCACCTCAATCGACGCGATCGCCGCCCGCAAGAAGCTCTCTAAAACTGGGCCTTGCACATCATCGTCCGAAAAGCCCGTTCCCAGCCGCAGATGCGCCTTGAGCTGCGCTATCGGCAGGGCGGCTTCGGGCACCGCTGTTTCTTCGATCAACATCATGGAATAACTCCGATAGTCCCCGGATCTTTCGGGTGGTTCAGGCGCGCGCAGCCTCGCGTTGCTCGGACGGAGGGGAGCAGCTGGACAACGCATTAAATTAGTGGCGGCGCGCGCCACGGGCGAGGGCAGATACCCCCGCCCGATCCGCGCCCCGGTTAGGAGGTCGCGAATTTCAGCAGCTTGATCGCCGCATAGTCGCTGACATCGCCACCCACGCGCTTGGTCGCGTAGAACAAAACGTGTGGCTTGGCGCTGAAGGGGTCGCGCAACACGCGCAGATCGGGTCGCTCGGCCACAGTATAGCCCGCGCCAAAATCACCGAACGCGACCGACATGGAGCCGCTGGCCATGTCCGGCATGTCCTCGGCGATCAGCACAGCATACCCTAACAGGCGTGCAGGCTCACCCGCCGCCAGACCGTCGGACCACAGGAAGCGGCCATCGGCATCCTTCATCTTGCGCAATGCGCCCGCGGTCTTGGAGTTCATGACAAAGCTGGCATTGGCGCGGTATTCGGCGCCCAGCGCATAGACCAGATCGATCACCGCATCGGCATCCTCAAAATTGCCGTCCGCGCCGGTCGGGACATAGCCCAGATTGCCCCAGCCCCAGACATCATTGTCGACCGCAGGCTTGGTCAGAAAGCCTGTTGGCTTGTCCACACCGTCGCCTGCGATGAACGCGGCCGCCTCGGCACGCGCAAACTTGTCGGCGATACGCCCGGCCAACCAGCCCTCAATGTCGAAAGCGCTATCATCCAGCAGCCGCTGCGATGCTTTCGGCAGCGCGCTTAGTTCGTGCAGCGGGATGGTGATGCGGTCAATGCCGGGCGTCGCCGTCTCGCTCACGCCAACTGCCTCGGTCGCCCAGCCATGGCCTACATCGCCATGATCGATCAGCACGTCAAAGCTGGTCGCCTCGACTGCCACGACATTGGCAATCGCGCGGATTGAGGCCGTCGCGCTCAGTGTCGACTTGATCGCGCTGGCCGTCTGCGGATCGACCAGATAACCGCCATCACCCGCGATGGTCGTGCCCAGCGCCTTGCCCTCCAACTCCGGACTGCGCAGGCCGTCATCGTCGCCGGAACGCAGATAGGCGTTGAACGCCTTTTGGTGCGTGGCAGGGCCATCATTGCTGCCTGCCAGAACAGGACGCGCAGGGACAAAGGATTTACGTTCGAACATGTTCATTTTCTCTTCTTGTTGTTGCAGTCGCTCTTCGATGTCGGACTGAAAGCCCTTCAATTCTTGAACAAAGCCCACCACGGCGGACTTCACCTCGGCCGCCGGCGTGTGCCCATCGGGCACATCTTTCCCGGCCCCGGAAATTCCGGTTTCACTCATTACCCGTTCCTTTTGCTAGTTGTTCGTCTTGGCCCTACTTGCGCGCCAATTCCCGGTGCGCGTCTGTAAAGATCGCCGCTAGCTCGCTTAAATCGCCGCCAGCCAGGGCATCGTGCTTCGCCGTCACCCGCGCATTGGGAAGCATGGGGAACGTCACCAGAGACACCTCCCACAGCTCCAGTTCCTGCAAGAGCCGCTGGCCCTTGTCATTTTTGGTCGCGCGCACGGTCCTATAGCCGATGCTCAGCCCGTCGATTGCGCCTGCGCCGATCAGCGCCGCCGCCTCGCGCCCGCGCCCCACAGCCTCCAGCAGACGGCCCTTCACATACAGACCGCGCTTGTCCTCGCGCACCTCATCCCAGACGCCGATAGGCTGCGCAGGGTCATGCTGCCACAGCATCTTGACCTGCCGCCGCTCGGCGCTCAGCCGGGCCAACGACGTGGTATAGGCCCCTGCCACCACCACGTCGCCGCTCTGATCCGTATCGCCAAAATAGCTGGCATAGCCCTCGATCCCTGCGCCATCTGTGAGTGTCAGATCCGCATCGAACCGGGCAAACTTGCGCTCCAGTCCCATATCCGTTGCCATAAACCTCATCCTTTTAAACCTCAGGGCAGGGCCGCGATCAGCGGCTGAAATGCCTGCGCCATAATCGCCGCCGCCATGCCGTACACCGCCAGCCACAGCCGCCGCTCCAGCCGTTCCATCGCCTCTTCCAGCTTTTTCTGCCGCTCGGCGATGGCTTGGAACTTCAGCACCGCAACCCGCTCGTTCGCCTCTAGCCGTAGCGCGGGCGCACAATCGAACGCTTCAAAGCCATAGCGCTCCCCTTCACTCATTCATGCCTCCCGGCTCAGGCAAGGCAGGCAGCCCGAGCAGACTGCGCTTCTCGCAATTTGTCAGGAAGTCAGCATCGGCCACCCGTGCCCATTGCGCATCTCGTTCTGCAGCCAGCGCAGGCACCTGATCCAGATCTGGTTTCAGTTCGAGTTTTGGGCCCTCATACCCGCTCAGCCAGTCTGACAGGCTTGCCGCGACGCGGCTTGCCAGTGGCAAAACAGTCAGCCGGAAAAATGCTCGGTTCGCCTCCTGATAATTCGCATACGCAGCGTCACCGGGTACGCCCAGCAGCATGGGTGGCACTCCAAACGCCAGCGCGATCTCGCGCGCTGCACTCTCCTTTGTCTTCTGAAACTCCATGTCTGACGGCGAAAATCCCATTGGCTTCCAGTCCAGACCGCCCTCCAGCAGCATCGGTCGCCCGGCATTGCGCGCGCCCTGATGATGGCTCTCCATCTCGTCCACTAGCCGCTGATACTGGTCCGTGGTTAGCGTCCCCTGACCCTCAGCACCGCGATACACGATCGCACCCGACGGGCGCGCGGCATTATCGAGGAGCGCCTTGGACCAACGCGACGCGGAGTTATGCACATCCACCGCCTGCGCCGCCGCCTGCATCGGCGACAGACCATAATGATCGTCCTGCGGATGAAAGCTTTTGATATGACAAATTGCTGGATGCCCGCCGCTCACGTCAAACCGATGTTTGCGCCCGCTCACGGCGTACTCATATGCCACCGGCCAGCCATCTGCGCCCGGAACCACGCTCATCCGGTCTGAGCGCAGCACATGTAGCTCTAGCGGTGCGCCATCTGCGCCATTAACGGCCTCGACATAGGCATTTCCGGTCAGCAGCAGCTGCCCGAACAACGATTCCAGCAGCTCCGCGCGGCCTTGCGCAGGGTTCGGGCTGCGGATCAGCGTCAGCATAGGATGCTCGGCATACCGCTGCTCCGCATCCTGTAGGACCAAAGGCAGCGCCGCCGCCGCTTCCGCGATCATCTTGACGCAGCGAAATCCCACCGGATTGGCAGCAAAGCCTTGGCGCGTTAGCGTGCCGGTATCCCGCGCGCTCCATGCCACCCGGTTCGCACCATGTCAGGCCATCACGCGGCCCGCCGCACTGGCTTTAGCCTCCGGTGCTCCGGTTTGAGTCGCACCGGCTCCTGTTACGTCGGGCTGCGCCACGCCTTGCCGAAAGAAGTCCATGATCATCTGCCGTTAGGCGCCAAAGGCGCCAAGGCCTTTCATCAGCTGTTGAAGGCATCATTGCCTTAA